AGAGAAAATCCTATTTCCAGTCTTTTTCCCAAAATTCAGCGGACTTTCTAGCTTCCACAGATTCGGCTTGATCTTCCCACCATGTATCGACCTTCTCAACGGGAGTTAATTTAACCTCTGGAACGTGGGGTTTGAATAAGTAGTTATAACAGAATCTCCATGGGTATAACCATGAGTCGGCGCAGTGATTGGCACACGCCGAATGCTCTTGACGGTCCTTCTTAGGGTCCCAAATCAGTTCTTTCCACTCTTTAATCAAAGGCTCGTTCTTGCCTTTAACAATCTTGACGTACCCTTGAATCATTTCACTATTCAAAATCTCAATAAAATCAGCTTTACCTTGTTTTTCTGCGGCTTGTAATTCAGGAAGTCCTAGACGTTTTCGCATGGTTTCGACAGCTTGTTTATTCGATCCGTCAATCACAGTACGCCAAAAAGGATATTTACCTTTCAGTTCTGTGATGGTCGCGGCTACTTCAAATAGATCCATGCCTTTTTTCTTGAAGGACTCAACCCCATAGAGTTCTCGAATGTCTTCATTCCAGGCTAGGACGGAGAACGCGGTGTCATCCTCGTATCCTAAATCTACGCCTAACGCGTAATTCCATGGCTTATCTGCTACAGGCAAGGCATCGACAAAATTTCTCTCTTCATTAAACTTATAAACAAGGGCCGATAGGTCTACAACCCACTCATTCAAGTACATTTGACGAAACCACGGGGTTTCTACCACAAGCGGATTGAGCCGAATCATTTCATCAATTTCGGCTTGGAACTTTTCTTTCATGTACGGGTTATCCAGTGCAGACCACTTGTGAACCGACCAACCTGGTTCTTTACCGTTGGTCACCTCGTAAAAAAAAGAATTGATGTTGTTGGTAGGCATCCCTGTGAATAAAATATCTCCGCCGTAGTCAATCGTTGATGGTTTCAAAACAGAATAGATCAGTTCTCGAGCGTCAATGTGAAAGGCTCCGCCTTCATCCACAACCACCCGTTTATATTTCTGACCAAAGAGTTTAGACTTTTCTTTTTCGTTCGCGTCCACCCCTGTGTAATAAATCACAGACCTGTTGGGTAAAATGGTTTTTAAGGGAGTTTCTAAAAAGCGACAACCCAGTTTCAACTTGTCATCCAACGGCACCATAATATCTTTAATCATGATGTTTCGGGCACTTTCCGTTGTTAACCCAAGATAGAGGCAGGAAACGCCTGGTTGACTTAAGGCGGCTTGAAATAGAGCCCTTCCGTCTCCGCTACTTTTACCAGCACGACGTGTACATTGGGCTGCTTTTAACCGTGACGGGTCATTGATGAATGAGGTTTGTTTAGGAAAGTTCTGATCGATCAGGTTTAAGGTCTTGGCATGTGACAAAACCCTCTGCCTAAATCTCTTCTCTAAACTCATTTCAAATAAACAACATTAGAAATCGGCACCAAAGACTTTTGACCCGATTTTATCGATGTGACCTCTACAAAAGGAATTTTAGAAACTTCGATAAGTTTAATGTCATACTTATCATCTTTAAAGAATTTTTCTTCTTGATCTACCAAAACACTATTGATCACTTTTAAGCTTTTCATCATTCTCCATTTCGTTTAGCAATTTAGCTTGTTTTTCAATCTCACTGATTTTTGTCAAAAGGTCGTTTCGTTCGTTCTCTAGAACCACAATTCGATAAATCGTGTTTCCAAGTTGGGAACATAATTGACTATACCTCTGATTTAGTTCGTCTATCTTAGCCATGGGTTATACGTTAGCCTCCATTTGTTTTTAAGTTTAGTAAAGGCAAAACCTGCAAACGTACAAACCATCGGATTATTTCCATCCTTGATTTGATCTTTGAGCTTTGTACCAATACCAAGTCGTTGAAACGTCTGTTTAACCAGAATATAATGCACAATGACAGGGTCTTTTTTCTCATACACGATATATCCGTAGACATGTTCAGGATCTTCCTCAGAACACGCCACAATCACATGACTTTTTTCCAAAATACTGGTGAGAATCTTTTTAAACTTCTCAAAGTACATCGTATTGGTCATTTTATCTTCTTCATGTCTGTAGGACGTAAGCCAGGACGCATAGATAAAAGGGATGTCCGACTCAAGAGGCGTTCTCATGTCAAACTTCACTTGATTTCCCTCTTCATCTCTTCAACGGTTTTCTTAGCTAACGCGTCGATGTCTTCAGGGGTTAAATTGGAGAAGTCTTCAATAGGATCGGGGTTTTCTTTGGATTGTTTTTCAATCACAGAAAGGGTTTTGGCAATTTGGGTTAGGGGCCAAATATCGGCGTTTTCAATGGTGTCTTGCTCTTCAAAGTCATCCAGCTTTCGATTCATCAGCGCAATGGCTTTGTTGATAGAATTTTTGACGTCGTACTCGCTCATAATTAATTGTCTTATTGAAAATAATAATTTACAATTTTTTCACGGGTTACTCAAGCTTTTCAAGGGGAAAAAATGTCAGACTTTAAAAATCCATCTACAGATTCTTCAAGTTCAACGCCGACCTTACTTTCAGGGGCAATCACAGCCAACTGGACCACCAACACAACGCTATCTCAGAAACTATATCTTCAAAACGGAAACTGGATGTACGGCACACTTAAAGTGGCGTTATCTGGCCAACCAGACAACGTACAGCTCACCATTAACTTAACCTCAACCGGTTACAAATTAGATCCCCAATATTCAGGAACTATTTCTATCGTATGTACATCCCATTGTTTCGACACAAGCGTTCCTAATGCTTATCAAGTCGCAGGATGTAAAGTTGCAGCATCTGACGTCTCCATAGAATTTTACACACAGTCTGTAAACCCTGTAGGTTCTGCGTTAGTATTACAAAACCCAGTCAACAGAACCGCACCAATGACCTGGGATACCGGCGACTACATGATCGTAACCTTTGGTATGTTTGTGGTGTCTGTGTGATTAAACGTTAACGATCTGAAAAAAATGTGGGAGCATCATCAATGTCGAGAATCTGGTTGAAATTATGGACGCGCTACGAACCCTATACACCCTTGACGAATTTAATGATGAGATAGAGTTATGTTAGATAATCATGATTCAAAAAGATTTTGGTCCAAGGTTGATAAATCTAAAGGTCCGCTAGGTTGTTGGATATGGACTGGAACGATTTTAAATACCAAATACGGTCAATTTTCTTTTAAAAAAACTCGTGATTTAGCTCATAGAATCTCTTTTCAAAATATGTATGGAGATTTGATTCATGAAAAACCTTTTATTTGTCATAAATGCGACAATCCAACTTGCGTGAATCCGATTCATCTTTTCGTGGGCACACCTAAAGAAAACTCAAAAGATATGAAAGTTAAAGGCCGCTCTGTTTCTCAATTTGGAGAAACAAATGGAATGGCAATTCTAAAAGAATATGATGTTCTACATATAAAGCATCTTCTTAAACATGGAGTGATGGGTACTTTTATAGCTAAAATGTATAAAGTTAACAAATGCACTATTTACAGCATAAAAAATGGTGAGAACTGGAAACATCTAACTTGAAAACAAAGGTATGGGAATGGCTAGAATACCAAGAGGCCGTTAAAAAAGGTGAGGTTAGAGAAGCCGACCTATCCAACGGTATTAAGTATCATTTGGCTATTTTATGTCCCGATTGCAATTCCAAACTATGGCGAGGTACGGTGTACAAAGGTAAATTTTCTTTAGGAGAAGAAAACGACGTTGTATGTCGTAACTGTCATTTTACCGATAAGCGGGAGATGGGTCTTGAATGAGCCGAAAGAGAAATGGAGCGATGAATTTTGGCCAACGGAGATAAGGATCAAGAAGGGCAAGCTGGTGGCTACTTTAAAGCCAACGGCCTCGAACACTACACCTTCTCGCCGAAAACGATTATTAGTTGGGGTGTACTTTCTGGCCTTGTTGGTCTTTTCATTGCTTCCATATCTGTTTTTCAAAGTTTTGGTTCCAATGTTGACCAAAGGATTGAAAATTATCGGCCTTTAAATGAAAAGTTATGGAGCAATCAACGGGATATAGGGGACTTGAAAGAAAAAACAAACAAGCATGACAGTCAAATTCAAGGGCTTTGGGATGCTGTGAATAAAAGGAAACCATGATTAACTTTAAAAACGAATCAGATAGGGCACACTTTCAAGACCTTCACCCTAAACTAAAAGAGATCATAGGTCATATGGAGTTTTACGCGGATCTAATCGGTGTAAATCTTGTAGTCACCTCCATTGTACGGAACGATGGAACAACTCACCAACAAACCCCGCCTTACAGGTTTATTGATATTCGCTCAAATAATTTCCCTGACAAAGAAGCTGAAAAGCTACGTCAAATCATCAATAGATTTTATCCTTACGGGTTAACGTCCAAAGGAAAGAAAACAGACACCATTGTTGCCTTAAACCACTCGGATACCTCGCCTACAGCGACAGCCGAGCATTTCCATATTCAGGTCAAAATATGAAAAAACATCCCGTTACGTTTGAGGTAGTCAAATTCGATACGAAAACCAAAACAATAACAATTAAAAAAGTTCCTTATAAAAAACTAAAGGAGAAACATGAAAAAGCGTCGGTACGGAATTGATGTTTACACAAGTTATGTTGTTCAAATCCTAGTCTATGGATTTGCTCTCTACGTTCTTTTAAAACGATTTTCAGACCACTCTCTACCCGTTGACCCTGTAACTCTAACAGCTATTGTTACGCCTCTATGTGGCAATATTATGGCCGCTATTAATGGAATTAGACTTCAATGGCAGACCAATAATGCTCACCAGAGAGTCAATGCGATGAAAGGCAATGCGAACCATTTACCGGCAGTACTTCCATGACATGGGCCTTTATTCTTTCAAATCTTAAATGGCTTGTGTTAGGTATTTTAGGATTGTGGGCGGCTAAAGAAATCAAAGAAAGTGGGCGTAAAAGTGAAAAGCTTAAACATACTGAAGGCCAAAATAAGAAGCTTCTTCACCAGCAAGAATACCAAATTCTTGAGTTTAAGAGATCTGAAGAGCAAGCCAAAAAAGCGCGTGATTATGCCCAGCAGATTGAAGCAAAGCTTATGGAAATCGATCCTGATACCTTGTCTACTTTGCAGCTTAATCAGTTGTCACAAAACCCCTTGTCCTTTACAGACATTCATACAAGTCCCGAGCAATCTTCGGTATCCGGCAAAGATGAAGATGATCAATCCAAGTGAAGGATACTATAAATGCGGCCCTGGACATGTATGCGTTCTAAATTCAGATTATAAAGCGCAAACGTACAACAAAGAAAACCTAGAATTTGCTCACTTTTGTATTTTAGAAAAAATTGATGAATTTAACGATCCAACCAAGATTCATAACAAAGTTTGTGATTTCAACAATACACTTCAAATGCCGATTCTGGTTCCCAAGCAAACTGACAAAAAATAATCTGGTTGTAGAACTGTTCCATTTCTTTATCGCTTAAGCTCTTCATGATTTCAGGGTCATCGGTATGCTTTAAGCAACACTCATACACCTCATCTAGATCCACCCAGTATTTTTTCATAAGGTGTAAGCCATAAAAATTAGTGTTAATACCCAGATCAAAGAGAAGGTCCAAATCATGATCTCATAGGCGTACTTTTTGAGAAACTTCACAGTACTTAGAATACATTTGTCTTGCTAAAGGTAAAAGTTTTTCACGGTCGGATTTGGGCAAGCTTTCGAAAAAAATATGACATGGTCTACAGTGCGCCACAGTGTTGTTGAAATGCTCGTTTCTACGGGTTGAGCCTTTTTTAAGGACGTGCGATACATCGTTGCAATACTCGCCTTTGTTCATGTCCCAGTTACCCCCATCACATTGAACACAGGGCTGGAGACGTAGCCACTTAAAGAAACTCTTCGTAGAGGGCTCCACGTTTTCCTTTTTCATAAACAAATAAAAAAGCCTTATTCCCAGTTGAAAGCCATTTTCTAAGAAGTGGATTGGTGCACATTTTCTTACGATGAGATGAAATGTTGTTTTTAGAGGTTACCTGAACGCCTACAAGGTACTTTTCTGGGCAGATCACAAGGTAGTCGAACATATTGAAGAGGTCGGTTTTTTTACGTGAAAACGAGTTCCATACCTCAACCCGCCAGCATGGGTATTCTAGTTTTCTCATGTCAGATAGGAATTTTCCAGTCACTTCTTAGCTTTACCAATATCCTGATAAATTAGATAGATTTGGTACTGTTCTGGGGTCAGAACATGAATCCCGTTATCAATTACGATGACGTTGGGCTTTTTTACATTAGGGATCATACCGTTGGTTTCTGATGGGCTACTTTAGAAATTCGATGTTTTGTTAAATATCCATATTTTCTTAATCGATTAATATGATGCTGAGTTACCGATGTGCTAGATATTTTTAATAAGTCCGTAAGATTTTTAACAGAAATTAAAGGTCTTTTAGACTTAACTTTAAGGATTTTCTTTTGAATTGGATGTAATTTAAACTCATTCATTCTCATTACCTCTAGGAGAGCTACTTAGACTTTTTCAATTTCTTTGATCCTTTTCGCAATCCACTCCGATATTTGAGGAACGATTGCGTTTCCGAGGCATTTAAGACGGTCCACCCGATTGGGAATCCCATGAGCCACTCGACCCATGTTGGGTTCAATTGTCCAGTTTGTTTGTTGCTGCCAACTTTGTCTGGAAGTCTGTCCTTCTTGATTGATGTGTCCCTCGTGCAATCCCGCGCGTTCGGTGTCGGCCATCGTTTTACTGCCATTGATAAATTGTTTGGCTTTGTTTTCGTATTGTTTTTTGGATTCGGATGTTTTTTCATCCTTTGAATATAATTTTCGTAGGACTCCTCTATCTCTAATGCTCTTGGGGTGGGCCACAATCCAGACTCTATCTCTCTGGTGATTGGCACCAAAGGCTGACGCTGGTAAACAATCCCATTCGACATCATACCCGATCTCGGAAAAGAATCGGAGAATGTCTCCCATTCCGCTTCCTTGCTGAAGCAATGCTGAAACGTTTTCCAAAACAACCCAACGAGGTGAGCTATTTTTGATGATCCGTGCCAATTCCCACCAAAGACCAGATCGCTCGCCTTCAAGTCCTTTTCGGTTCGTGTTAGCATTGGATATGTCTTGGCATGGGAAGCCTCCACAGATAATGTCGGCTTGAATAGATTGTATTGATCTGATGTCTCCATCAGGTTCGATTCCAAAGTTTTTGGCGTAGACTGCTCTTGCGTAGGGATCAATTTCGCATCCTCCGATAATTTCAAATCCTGCTCTTTTAAATCCAAGTGAAAACCCTCCAATACCACAAAATGTTTCATATACTTTCATCTACACTCCCTTTACGTCGAATCACTCCAATGCGGACTTGGCTATCTCAACAATAGATTCAAATTGTGACGGATGTTCTTTTAACAACTCTAGCTTCTTTTCGATTTTAGATAGGCGCAATTCTATCTCAGAAGGTGGACATTCATGATTAAGAGGCTCTTTTATATCTTGTAGCCAAGTAGCACCGCATTTACCACAACCTGCGCCCATTATTAGAGATTCACTCATCACTTCACCTCTTCATATTTGGTTAGCCACTCACAAGGTTTGCAAATAAATTTCTCATCACAATAGCAGATCGATTTTCTACCTGATTCAATGATTTCATTTGCATCTCTCAACAGTTCTGATGTAGCTTGTGTAGGCTCTTTATCTTTGATTACTTCTTGCACATGAATAATGGTAGCGTTCGGCAAAAATTCTTTAATAGCTTGCGCTTCTTCTAAAGTTTTATACGTATTAAGAGATACTCCCATTTCTAACAAATACCATTCTCTATTCACTTCCCACCCCCTATTTTACCAAGAGCTTCTTTGGCTCTATCTAATGACATCACTAAATCTATTTTATCCTTGTGTGGAAATTGTAACGTAGCTTCGGTGTGACCAACTAAACTTGTCAAAGCTTCCACCGCTACAGCTAGGTCGGATTTTAGGGCGATGTATTGGGAGTGGGGAATATAGGCTTGTTCCTCTGTACAAACTTTACAATTTACCAGCTTGCACTCTGTACATAAATAAACCACCTGATCTTCGCTTTTCTCGGTCATACTTTTACCTTTCCGCAATCGATACAATTAACTTCAATCAGATTTCCATTTTCGTCCCAGTAATTGGTATATCTATGGCTTAAAACAAAGCACAAAAACCGTTTCCATAAGCGTTGGATCATTTTACCTTCTTTGTGGTTTTGGATTCTTTCGTTTTAATTCCCATCATTCTTGCCACAGACCTTAAAGCACAATCATACCCTCTAATAAATTCAACATTATCCGTATAACAATTATCATTGATAATTTTTAAAGCCTTGAGGCACTCTTTTAAAGTCATTCATCCCTCTTTTCTGGTGTCTGGGGCAACTGAAACTCTTTTTTGATATTCAGCTAGCACATAGTGAATATCGTCAGATACGAATATAACAACCTTGGTTTCGATTCCTTCGTGAACGTCTTTACCTACATGGAAAGTCCCAGTTTTACCGTTCAAATCTTCCCATAATGCGTATGGCTTTTTTATTTGTTTCATTCTTTTTTCTCGTTGTCACTGGCTAGAGAATATTTAAAAAGTTGAGTTAAACAGTTGCATCTTTTGAAACTAGAATCAGAAATAAAAAACGTTTTACAATCATAACAAGCAAAAATAAATGTGTTTGGATTTGCTGGGTGCAAATCGATCTGGTTTAATTTTTCTCGACACTCTTTTTTTATTTGTTCGGCTTCAAATACCGTTTTCAACATTGCTGGGGTTAATTTTTTAAGATGTTTTTTCATACTCTCCTCCGTTCACATGTGGGGCAGGTCATTTGGAAGCCTCAAATTGAGGTTTAAACTCAATAGCGCAATGCCACCCCTGAATACCTTCAAGCGGAATTGTTATTCTAGCCCATGATTTATTAAAATCTATGTGCCAATCAATCCAAAAATCTTTGGAAAATCTATCATTAAAATCAATATCAAAGAATTGACTGGCATATCTTTTAAGATAATTTTCAATTTCTCTTTTTTGATTTTGTTCCAATTTCACTTCACTCCCTCCCCATCGGCGGCCTTCTTGAGGGCTTCTTCTAGTTGTTTAACAGCTAATCGTAATCTTAATTCAATTGCTCTATGCTCCACTGAACCAGAACATAGCTCCATAGCATCAACAATTTTAACAATAGAACCTTTCGCAGCCTCCACCAAACCCTCATGGGAGGATTTCATTTTATCTAGTTCAGGAAATATAAAATTTGTTCTTATAAAGGCCATCCGTTCACCAACACAATTACAACCATTTGACATTGGCCCGCCATCTTCTTCTTTCCATGATCGACATCTTGGACACACATAAATAATACGATAACCGTTTTCTATTTTTTTAAAGAAATCCTGAACTTTTCTTATTTTGTCCAATACTTCATTCGTTATCTTGTCCATGTGTTACTCTTCTCCAATCAAAGGCTTTAGGTCGGTTAGGGTCAACGCATCCTCGCATTATGACATTCAATTTGTTCTAACATTTCTTTGTAATCATCGCGTTTTGTCCAACCGCGAGTTATTTTAATAAAATAGCCAGATAAACCACATAAATCATCTGGCTCATTCACATACTGATAAATAACATCACCCATAATGATTTGTCTTTTGTGGCGTTTTTCTTCCATTTCTCTATCTGAATCCATGATTGCATGACGAAAATGTTCATAATTATAAGCTATAACCAGAATCTTTTTCATTCCAACCTCTCTCGTATTTGGGTTAACTTCATTTATTATCTCCAATGAGTCGTTGAAGAACTTTAAAAGCTCTCCAACCGCAAAATACGCCAATTGCAACAAGACTAAAGAATCCAATAATCCCAAATATCGTTGCAACAATTTTCCCAATCAATTCATAGTTCATCTTCTTTCCCTTCTTACTGGCTATCAAAAACTCTTTTATCTCGTAGGAATAATGATCGCGGCATAAACATTGTTTTATCTTGTGGCCCCAATTTCTTGGCACATTGATAATCAAATAGATTTTTCCCTTGTAGTTTGGACTCATTGTACTGCGCCTCGCAACGCTTCTCTAGATTAGACTCTTCTTTTAATGCAAAAACCACCCCGAAAATAAGAAGTCCAATGACTCCCAAAATTAACCCAATGACTCCCAAAATTAACCATTCAATAAAATTCACACTCTTCTCCTTCTCGTCATCAAGGCCGCAAGCACAATTCCAATCAAGCCAAATGTTGATCCAGTGCTAGAACAACCCGTTACTTTTACTTCTTTAGGAACGTCAATCACCACTTGTTGGGGATTCTCGGTTCCTTCTTTGGCTCCGTCTTCACTGGCGTCGAGGGCTTTGGGTCAGATACCTGTCCCCCATTTTCATTTTCTACAGCAACCATAAAGAATGCATCTGGTGGAAGTAGGTCAGGAGAAAACGGCTCCTTCTCAATTCCTTTTGTAATGGTGACTGTGAAAAGATTTCCTGAGCATGTACCCTTGGCTTCTATTCCTAGAGCTTTTAAAGGATTGCTTGGATAGGCGTAACATTTCCCTAGACTCTCATGAAAGTGAATCAGAAAGCCCGTGTCTGTAGGCATGACTGAAGCTTCTTTTCGGTACAAGGCCCACTGCCCTGTAATACGGTTGAGCTGCCAGCTATCGGCAAACGCCTGGGTTGAGATTAATACAAAAAATACAGCTAATTTTTTCATACATTTACTCCTTAGTTTTGTTGTTAGAAATTCTTTCATGCTCTGCTTTTAAAGCAGTTAAGCATTCATCATAAGATTTGAAGTTTTCTCGTTCGATTTGAGTCTCTTTTTCGTAGTTTTTATACACAAATTTCCATGAATTGGTTTTATTGACATAATCTCTATCTGTGCAAATCATAATGTAACCGTCTAATTTTAAAAATTCATCCATGTTATTTCCTTTTGTTACTAAACAAACTTAATAAAACACCAATGCACACCCCGATTAATAAGGTGATGATAATGGCTTGGTAGATGCTATCCAAAACTTCTCACTTCCGCTTTTCTGGAAGAAAGCGCCGAACGCATAGCTTCAAATCTTGCTTGAGCCCCTTCTAGTTCCATCTTAGCAATCCCTGCTTTTTTCAACGTCTCCATTTCGATGGCAATGTAATCCTGCCATGCTTGAGACGCCATCGCATGCGTCTCCGCAGCAACATCAGACGCTTTTTTACTCTGTACTTTAAGCGCAGCCAAATAAGCCTTAGATTTATTTTTAAAAATCTCATTTGCAAATATAAGCGTTTTATAAGCTTCACACTTCTCCTGTACAGCTTCAGCTCTTTGTAAAAGCATTTGTTCGTTGACCTCGATCATTTGTATGGATCTTCCTCGTCTGTTGATTTGCCACGTTGAATTTGTTTCCATCCTTTAGGAAATAAAACGCCTTTTTGATCTTTGAGCTGTCCAAACGGAAGCTCAAGGTGAGACTTAGCAGATTCAATGCTATAGAAATCGTACCCCTTAGCTACGCGGTGACGAATCACAAGATCGTTTTCTCTATTCGGGCCTACAGCGGGAAGCTCTGAGGAATAGAACGAGGCTTTCTTAAAAAACTCCGCAGGATCATTGCATTCGTCCTCGAAGGTGAAGGTGGTTTGGCCAATCACTTTTGTAAATCTAAATTTCATTATTTTCTCCTTGTGTTTGTAAATTATCTTCATCGTTGATGCTATCAACTTCCCAAGCCTCGCTAAATTCTTTGTCTTTAAACATTTCAGCCAATCCAGAAATTTGAGATAATCTCAACACTTCGTCGGCATCCATGCCTAAATTTTTAGCTATTTTTTTATCTGACCAGTTTCTTCTTTTTAGCTCTACAACAATCTCAGACATGCTGTTTATACCATGCTTGCCCCTGGCGCGGTTATGCCGAATGGTAGAAGCGATGCGATCACCTTTATCGAGCCTAGAATCATTAATCGTTACAACTGGCAAATAACCATGAACGCGAGTTTTTATTTCTTCACATTCTTTACCCACTCTAGTTCTATGAAATCCATCTACGACCTCTTTCACTTTGTCGCGGTCCCAAGTAACAACAGGCTGCGTATATCCATCCTCCAAAACAGAAAGTTCTAGTAATTTCATCTCTGGAGGGGCTACAGTGTTGGGGTTATAATCATTAGATTCAATCGTTTCATTTTTAACCCACAAAACACAATCGACGGGTTCTTTTGAAAACGGTGAAATACTGTGAAGGTATTTTTTAATTTGATTAATGGCTTCGATTTTAGAGTGCGTTGGAAAGTCTGTTAAATATTTTAACGTTTCAATCATGCAATCGATAACAACTTGCTCGCTATCTTTAATCATATCTCTTTGTTCCATAAAGCCTTCCTTTTTTTCATTAACGCTAAATATTTTTGATACGCTTCGCTTTTGTGTTGAGTAAAGGAAAGTCCTTTGCACCAATAATCATTCCTTAAAAGACTTTTACAAACACGTCTCCACGACGGAGCTTTGCGATCTGCTTCTAACTTAGGATCAATTTCGTCAGGAATGCCAGACTCATAACCACGTTCCATCCACCATTTTTTAAAAAGGATGACTTTATTCTCATAATGCTCTTTGGTTTTTTCAGGCATGGACTTTAAAAGTAATTTAGCGAAAGACTCCCAAGTGTGATTTTCAGGTTTATTTATTTTTTTGTATCCATTTATATTTCCAGAATCTTGAACGTATAAAGCGCCGCTGTTGGCTCCATTTACACGAGCTACAATTTTTGCCCACGTTTGAGGTTCAATTAAATGAAACAACCATAAACCTTTTCTTTGATCGTCTCCATAAGGCTGGCAGATACGCATTTGAGATGGGGTTAATCCTGCTTTGTGCATTAAATCGTAAAGTTCATTGTGTGAATATGAGGGGTTTTTGTAATGCCAAATCCAAATATCCGAAACCTTCCAATCATAGACTGGATAGACATTGTACACCTGATCACACACCAACGTTGTCCACTGTATTTTATCCTTCATAGCTTTGTCTTTTCGAGCAATGGACCTATACCGATTCAAAGACTCGTCGGAACGAATACCGACAAAACAGGCACACGATTTTCCTTGCGCGTACCATTTTCCAAATTCAGGAACAAAATCCTCAAATTCCATCCCATCATAGAAAAAAGGAAAGTGGTTTTCATCATGAATGGCCATTTCTGGAATGGGTCGAATCCAAGTTTTTTCTTTATCCCAACACTTCCAATGAGTTTCATAAACACTAACTGCGTTACGTAAATGAATTGGAAGACAGCACCAAAAAGGATCGATATAGTCTTTATATGAGTCAAAGCATTTTTGAATATGATCGATCGTTAGCTTGTATTGACCTTCAAGGTCAACGAAAAGGATTCCGATTTTTTGATTCCTTTTTATCGCCTCTTGCATCACAAGATGCAACATGATTGTAGAATCTTTTCCTCCTGAAAAAGAAAGATACACTCTTTCAAAGTTATCAAACGTCCAAGAAATTCTTTCTTGAGCGGCCTGTAAAACATTTTTACCTAATCCAATTTTAGGCATATTCACCATCCATAAATTTCATTTCAAACAAGTGAATAATTTGATCTGCAATATAATTTGCCATTGCTTGATGTTTTTGCGGCATTAAATTCCAACCATTAATGGTTTGGATGTGATTACTTTGCACTTCCAATAAACAGGAAGCTTGCCCTAACCAAGCTCTACGATTAATCGAAAGGTTTGTTAAGTTTTGTACTGAGCTGTACGGCCATTGGGTGATTACTCTATTCATTGAATCAAAACATCTGCTCTCATTACTCAAAACATCTTTGGATTGAATGGATTTGTTTTCACATTTGGATGTTTCGTAAAATCCATTCTTCCAGTCTTCCCATAAAGAAAAGTGGTAAAACGTTTGCTTAAATTCTTGTTTAATTGGGAATAACATTTATTTTCTCTTCACGTATTGTGGTTTATTGTCTTTTGAAAATTTCAATTCATAGTCAGGCCAACATAATTTTGTGTAAGCACAATAATTACACTGCCAAGGTAAGGCGCCAGATTTAAGCGGAGCATATTCACGGTTAGGCAGCCTTTCTTTGGTAGAATTAATTACTTTTGAAAATCTAAAATTAATGTCTTCAAATATTTCCGGTTGATAATGAAATTCAATTTCTTTGAAATGCGACGTATCTTTGCAATAGAAAATAAACAGAGTTTTCTTGCGTCCCGAAGCTTTCATATAACTTGTAACTTGTTTCTGATAGTCTTCTGATAAACCAACACGATCCAACATTTTAAAACCAGCGCCACTGATACTTTTAATTTCTAAAACAGTGTCATCACCAATGTATCCATCCACATGCCCACCTATTTTTACTCCATCCACTTCATACATAATGGTTTCTTTTGGGTAGGTGATATCAAGATGTGAGCAATATTTTTCAATCAAAGCTTTAATTTCCGCTTCAACAGTATGCCCTAAACGGAATACCATGATAGCTCTTGCTGGTAGAGGTTCAGACGGGAATTCATGGTATTGATACGCAATCTGTCTCGCGCATTTGCCAGAATTTGACATGCGTAAAGGAGACCAACGTTTTTCGTTCTCTTGTTCTTTGGTAATAGCCTGTAAGATTTGGTCAATAATCATTTGACCAATCCTTGCAGCTCAATTATCTTGGATATATTCGTCATTTAAGAAACCTTACCTTTTCTTATTGAAAGCCTCAGATTCAGCTCCTGGGGCTTTTTCTTTATGATTTTAGTAAGTATTTAGCAAAAGCCAAACTACCTAATACGTAAAACACACCTGATAAATAAATCATTTCAAACTCCTTTTGTATTGATCAATTTTAAGTACAATAAATTCAGTTAACTCATCCTTAGGATCTCTTTTGTGGATGTTGTTCACAGTTCTCAAAGAAAGTCTAAACTTCTCAGCAAGTGTTTGCTGGGACCAGTTTTTAGACTTCTGAAACTTAACTACATCGCCATTTGTTTTTAAATTCATGTCCGTATCTATACACGTATCATTGCGTGTGTTGCAAGCACTTTCTTTCATTTTCTTCTCAGAGTCTCGAAGGTGATCAACAATCGATCCGAGCTTTCCTCAATCGCTGTTAAATCCCAGTCCGTAAAGGTCTTCCTAGAATGAATTGTGATAAATTTCTGCAACGCTACAACAGCCTTATTCACGTCTGAAATCAGCTTTTCTTTTTGCAGGTCTTTTTCGCTAGGGGGTAGTTGAATGACGGTCATAACTTCTCCTCAATGGTTTTAAGAAGGGTATTTAGGGCAATCTTGGCAATCTTAACATCATGAATGTCTTGCAAGGTTTTATCTTTGTCTTTGTTCACATCATCTAGCGCCCAATTTAACTCTTGAATCTTTTGTTCAAAGATTAAAATTTGAGAGCGTATAAATCCGCAGATTTTATGTTGCATTCGAAGAGCTCCAATCTCTTCTGAGGACTTGGCAATAAGGTCTAATTCGTTATTCATCTTCATTCTCCTTTTCGTTTTCATCATCAAATCTGTGCTTGTCAAAGTGCATAGCCTCTTCATGACTCTCACACACCTCAAGCCCGTCGTATTTGGTTGTGGCCTGGTTCCGACAATATTGAAAGTAGTGACATTTTATGGGGTTTAGCAAAGCTACGATTTCATCGGCATGATACTCACATACGTATTTTCGCCCACTTTGCTCAACTACGTCTTTGGTACAGGTTTCTACGTTGCACTTCATAACTATCTTTGCTCAATGGGGTAGCCCACAGGACACACCTCATAATCACATCTTGAAACGCACTCAAGCCCTCTAAAGTCTCGCTTGCAGCATTGTTTGGTTCTCACACACGAAAACGTGATCCAGATCACAGCTACAATGGTTAGTAAAACACCTATTTTTTTCATAGTTCTCCTTTGTTAATTAAATCGATTCTAAGACTCTTTTTTAAGTAAGCAGCCATTTCTCCCCTATTCTTGGTAAAAAACGGCCTATAAATGAAACGGGGGTGGTTTTCATGGCTAATTCACTAGGAAGACGAACGAAGAAGTTAAGATCATCAAAGTTACGCTAAAAAGAGTTACTTGTGTCAGGGTTTTCCCTAAGCTCTCTTCTTCCATCTCTTCACGTTTCACCGTTTCAACATGGATCACTTCCATCTTTCCAAAGAAAGCCTCTAGGCAAGCGGCGCGGGTTTTAAACTCTTTCATCATTTCGTCATGTGTTTTGTTGTTCATGTTATGAGTATGCACCGTTGCGCGCACGTTAGCAAGTAGAAAATGAAGTTAGTTTGTAAGGGAAACACCTAAAAATGCAGCTCTAATCGATTATAGCGAACCCTAGAACATCTCCCTTTCTCTACTATCGTTACTCAATCGTGGCTTGTGGAAGTATTTTGATTTCCTTCCAACACCGTTCAACCATTTCATCGCCAAAATATTGCCGTGCAATTTTCCCATTATTCACCCATTGATCATAAAGTTTTGAAGTCATTGAAAGATTGGCCTTAAGATATTTCTGACCCTTCACCCAACGAATACAACCCTCTTCGTTTTTGGAGAAACGCTTCGCCATTTCATCCATGAGGTTTTTGGGTTTAATTGTGATCCCAAAAATATCTTTGGCGTGGCTAATAGTTTCTTGGTAGGTCTTGGCCATATAACTCCTTCCAGGATTTATTTAAAACTTGATAAGCACGTTCTTTTTCAAACTCATCTCTTGGTGCAAGCGGAATGTATTTAGATACTTTTTCGCCATGAATGCAGCGCCCACGGAAGGTATGATTCCACATCGATACGGTTCCAAACCCGTCACAATCATTGCAAGGCTGCTCAACCCTTCCTGTGAACCCTGTAAAATTGTCAGCAATTTGAATCAGTTTAACAATCGTTGGGAACTTGTCACAATTGTCTACCGCGTATTCGCAAGTTTTTAAAAACGTTTCACCAGAAAGACGGCGAAGGCGTTTCAAATACACTTCTGCTTTTTCGGCTGGTTTAGATACGGTAAAGGCTTTCACCAATTGATCAAAACCTTCTTTAAATTCATCATCGGTCATACAACTCCTTTTGCTTTTTGTCGTTCATCAAACTCTTCTTGCCACGTCCTGGTTCTTGGAACTTCATCTTCCCAACGATGCCCATTGAGATAACTCGATGCGTAGGGAATATACATTCCGTCGTTCTCCAACCACTTCTCGGTTTTAGACATTTTTAAAACGTGGGTTAGGATGGATTGAAAAAGTTCGTTTGAAGGTTTGAGCGATGTAAAAGCTTTGAGTGCTTTTTTCTTTGCATCTTTTCTTGGATAGACTTTCCAAAATTCATCGAACGTTTGGGCATATACATTCTTTTCATTCTTTTCATTCTTTAATGTATTGTTCTGCTGTTGGTCGTTTGTTAGTCGTTTGTTAGTCGTTTGTTGGTCGGTTGTGAGTTTGTTTGTTGGACTCTGCCAATCAATCCAATTATTAAGAATAATAATCATACCTTGCCTGTCAGATTGACATGTTATTGTGTTTGTTAGTTTTAGGTGTTCTAAAGACGTTCGGATCGATTGAACACCCAGATTAAGTGCGGAAGCAAGCCTATCGTGGGTTGTCCAAAATGACCCTTCGCGTAAATTTACCACCTTTTTTCGATAGATTTGTTCGCGAGGCTTATGGGAAGCGGATAGCAGAAGGTGTATGAAAAGTTGTACTGTTTTAGGGTTTTGGTACCACGGTTGTGCCATTAAAGTACGCCAAAGATATACATATCCTTCCATAAAAACTCCTGTTGAAAATTTTTGTGGACGAATAGAAAAAAAATAGATACTTTTTGACTATCCATACACAGGTACGAATTTAGTTTCGGTCGCCGGAATAAGCAACTAAAAAATGTTTGTTTCGGCGATTTCTTTTTGGCCCCCCATTTGCAATTATCTTTGACATGAGACGCCAAGCCTTTAAAATACGACATTTAAGCCCGATTATAAGAATAATAACCCCATTAGGAGATCAAGATGAAGACGCAAAAGAACATAAAATCAAAAAAAAGCCATCTAGAGAGCAAATCCACCAACTCTTTAAAAACCCCTTTGGAGACCAATTCTAACTTAGAGCCGATTGTTGGAGACGTAAGTTTACTCAACAAAAAAGCGGTAGAGCACGCGGTTAGTAAAGGAATTGCGCAAGAGGCGGCGATTGCTCTAATCCAACAACACTATGGCAACGCAACCATTTTACTTTCGTTGAAATAGTTTTTTTTTGACAATTTGTAAAAAACAATCAAAATTGTGTCATGGGAATGTTTGATAAATTGATCGATGCACTCGCCAAACCTAGCGAGGAAACCGAAGAGGAAAGAAAGAAGCGTCTGGCCCGTCAAGCGCAAGTTTCTAAGCTTAACCCTTATCAAAACCGAAATGCGATGATCGATAAAATCGTCGCGGACGCACAAAAGTAAAATAGTTTTTGATTTTTCAATATACTTACGTACAATTCAATCGATGCTTATTGGCCAAAAGATCTTAACTCTTGAAAAAGGTATAAGTCTATGACCACAGCCAACCTTGAGAAGTTGATTCAGATGCTTCGTAAGAATGGGATCTTTTACTACAAAACCCCTGAACTTGAGATGCACATCAAACCACCCACAGAGGTCATCCAACAAGAGCAAGGTAAAGACGATGAAGAGTTAACCTATTGGTCCACAGGTACTCCATCATGACCACGGTTGTCACCAAACAAGTCGAAGGTACCACACCGGAGAAAAGCTATAAGTCTAGATGGTGGGTTGAAGACGAAGGGACCTACCACTCCAGTATATTTCCAATTGTTGAGAACATCACCAAGCAACAGAACTATCGCCACTTAAACAACATTAAGTTTGCACGACTGTATCAAAACATGGAGGTCATGGGGTTCTATGGATCACTTTATTCTCGCACAGCAAATCAGAATTTCAACTCTAACCGACTCACCCTAAATGTGGTTAAGTCCGCGATAGACACAGCCGCTGCCAAGATCTCTAAGAATAAGCCTAAGCCGATGTTTTTAACATCCGGTGGGAACTACAAGCAGCAACGTAAAGCCAAGGAACTCAACAAATACGTTGAAGGACTTTTTTATGAAATGGACATTTACAAAGAAGCTCAAAAGGATTTCATTGATGCTTCGGTTATGGGTACAGGTGCACTCAAGTTTTTTAAACAAAACGATAAGATCAAGTGTGAGCGAGTCCTCATCGACGAAATCGTGGTGGATGACAGCGAGGGAATGTATGGAACTCCTGAGACCCTATATCAGGTAAAGTTCGTTTCCAGAGATATTCTACACGCCACGTTTAAAGATCAAACCGCAAAGATTAACGCAGCGACCTCAGGCATCTCAGGGGATGCGTACAACACCTCAAGTGCTGACTTGGTAAGGGTTGTAGAGGCCTGGCACTTAGGTGAAGAGGGTAAGCATGTTATTTCAATCTCCAACGCCGATTTATTCTGTGAAGAGTGGGAGAAGGATTACTTTCCATTCGCGTTCTTTAGGTGGTGTCCACGTATCGTGGGATTCTACGGTACTGGGATAGCTGAGGAAATCTTAGGTATACAGCTAGAGATCAACAAAACCCTGAGAAACATTCAGAGAGCTATCGAGCTCAACGCCGTTCCTAGATGGATGATTGAGAACTCATCTCAGATCAACACAGCCCACCTACAAAACGAGATTTCAAGCATTATTAAGTACTCAGGCACCCAACCCACGCCGTTTGTCGCCCCAGCCATGAGTCAAGAGGTCTACGCCTACCTAGAAAACCTTTATCAAAAAGCGTATGAAATTGTCGGTATATCCCAACTCTCCGCAATCGCTCAGAAGCCCGCAGGACTTAATGCAGGTGTGGCGATCCGAGAAGTCAACGACATCGAATCTGAACGGTTCATCTTGCAAGGACAAAGATGGGAATCTCACTTTCTAGACGCCGCTAAGATCTGCATTGATATGTCTAGGGACCTTTACGAGACCAACAAAGATTTATACGTCAACGTTAAGCGCAATAAGTTCATTGAGAAGATCAAATGGAAGGACGTAGATCTGGACGAGGACAGCTACATCATGCAAGCGTGGCCTGTATCCCTTCTACCAAGTACACCAGCAGGAAAACTTGAAAAGATTACAGAACTAACCCAAGCCGGATACATCGATCAAGAACAAGCCAAGAGTCTCTTGGACTTCCCAGATCTAGAACAGTACATGAACGTGGCTAATTCAAGCGTAGAGGACTTAAATATGATGATCGACAAAATGATCGATCAAGGCATTTACACCTCTCCTGAGCCGTATATGAATCTTGAGCAGTGTATTCAGACGACACAGTCGTACTATTTGTTTGCTAAGACTCAAAGTGTACCCGAAGAGAGATTGGAACTCTTAAGACAATTCATCGATGACTGCCAACAACTCTTACAAATGGCACAACCTGAGCCCCAGCCTATGCCGATGATGGACCCCATGGCCGCTCCTATGGCACCCCCCGAATCTGAACTCTTGCCTATAGGGCCGGCAGTTTAGTAATTAGACAAATTAGATAGTTCAAAGGAGACCTATGGACAAAGTAGTAGACCCAATCGTTAAGACCACGCCTATTTTAGAGAAAATAATCACCACACAGCAAGGTAAACCACCTGAAGTTGTACCTGAGAAGGTTTTAGAAACCAAAGTTACACCAGGTGAAATTCAAAAGGCTGATAGTCGTCCTGAGGAATCAAAAGATAATGAAATCAATACGGAACCTAAAGTTACGGTTGAAGACTACGCGGCCAAAATCGCCGCCCTTTCCAAGAAAGACGCCTACCTACTTAAGAAAGAAAGAGAACTTAAAGAAAAAGAAGCCAAGCTCACGCCATTAGAAAAGGCACGACAAGAAAAGTCTGTGCTTAAAACGTTCGAAAGTATGGGTCTAACCTTTGAAGAAGCTATGAATAGAGCCATTACTGAAATGGGTGGTCAAGCCAAAGAACCGGACGTGAAGGAACAGGTCAAAGCCCTAGAACAACGACTCCTAGCTAAAGAGAAGGCCGAGGAAGAACAGAAAGTTCAAGCGACCGAAGCTCAAAAGCAACAAGCGTTTGATAACTTCGTTAAGAAAACCACCGAAGAGGTTAAGGCTAAGGGTGAAGAGTTTGAACTCACCAATAAGTATGAGAGCTACAATCTTGTCATAGACGTCATCAATGAGTACTTTAACAAAACAGGTGAGATGCTAGCTTCTGATAAAGCCGCCGCCGAGGTTGAGAAATATCTTGAAGGACAGGTCGAGTTGTACTTAACCACTAAAAAGTATCAAACCAAGTACCCGACCACATCTGTTCCAAAGAAAGAATCCCCCACTCTTTCGAACAATATGACTCCTTCATCATCCGTTCCACGTGGAACCATGAGTAAAGAAGAAAGGTTGAAACACGCCGCTTCGTTACTTAAATGGAAATAAACTTGCATTCTTAAAAACACTTATTTATTCTTGTACTAACCTAGCTGTTATAAGACATCAGCAGATTCAAATTAGACATTATTGAATCCTTCTGGGGAGATTAATTATTAATTTTCACGAAGGAGACATTCAATGTCACTAGATTTAACAACGTTTGATGCTGCGTTAAAAGAGCATTACACCGACGATGCGGTCATGAATGAAGTGTACCGCGATAACCCACTACTTGCCATGCTTCCAAAAATGGAAGACTTCGGCGGTAGAAACCTACCTATCCCATTGATCTATGGTAACCCACAAGGACGTTCTGCAACCTTTGCAAACGCTCAAGCTCGTGGACTTGCTACTAGCTCACTGATTGAACAATTTACATTGACGCGCGTTAAGGATTACTCCCTAGCGAACATCGACAACGAAACACTAGAAGCATCCAAAGGTAACGCAAACGCGTTCATGGAAGCGGCTACAACCGAAATTGATGGTGCGATCAACTCACTATCACGTTCAATTGCAGTTAAAATGTACGGCGACGGATTTGGTGCTATTGGCCAAGTATCCGCTCCTGGTGCATCTACGACCCTAACCCTGACAAACTCTAGCCAAATCACCAACTTTGAAGTTGGAATGGCCATTGTATTCTCTGCAAGCGCGGGTGCAAACACCCTTCGTGCAGGTGGTGCAGCATTGTTTGTAACAGGTGTTAACCGTACCGAAGGCACAATGACTGTGAATGCAAACGTGAACAGTATCGCTGGTATCACAACCAGTGACTTCATCTTTGTACAAGGTGACAGACAAGACAGCGCAACGCCTTCGCGTTTGTGTCTATCTGGTCTAGAAGCTTGGATCCCAGCAACAGCCCCAGGCGCTACAGCATTCTTTGGTGTAGATCGTTCTGTGGACACCACCCGACTTGGCGGACAACGCCTAGTTGGAACAGGTACTCCGATTGAGGAAGTACTTGTGGATGGTGCGGCTCAAGTTGGTCGTGAAGGTGGAAAGCTAACTGACTACTTCATGAACTACGCAACCTACGCATCCCTTGAGAAATCATTGGGATCGAAAGTGATGTATGTAGACTTGAAAGTAAATGCAGAGATTGCGTTCAGAGGTATCATGATTAACGGTCCACGCGGTCCGATTAACTGTATCCCTGACCAAAACTGCCCATCTAACCGTATCTTTGGACTAAGTCTTCCAATGTGGAAGCTTTATTCCTTAGGTAAAGCAGTACGTGTGATCGATACCGATGGTTTGCAAATGCTAAGACAAGCATCTGCCGACGGTGTTGAAGTACGTTACGGCTTCTACGGTAACATGGGTTGCAAAGCACCTGCTTACAACATCAACATCCAAATCTAATTAAACGGTGAAGGGCTCTCTTAAGTGGGAGCCCAGAACCAAAGGAGAAATGAAATGCCACAGATCTTAAATTACTTACCAATGACAATTGCTGGATCACAAATCCAAATCGTTGCTGGTGCGTTTTCAATTGCAGCTTCCGGCGGTACACCAACTGTTCTTCAAGGACAAGGCTGGACGGTAGCTAAAACCACAACCGGTGTTTACACCATCACCTTTGCAGATGCGTATGTTGCCCTTTTATCAGGTCAACTTACAGTAGCGGCAGCGGTAGCGGTGAACTTGGTTGCACAGATCAAATCGTATGACGTAGTGACCACAAAGACACTTGTTATTGATTTGAATGCTGTAGCTACACCGACTGAACCAGCGGCTGTAACTGAAGTACATTTCGTTCTATTCTTGAGAAACTCAACAGTAGGACAATAACTTAACTGCTGCGGGGGTCGAAAGGCCCCCTCAGACTAAACGAAAGGATATTATCATGGCCAACAGAAATTTTTCTCGCGTACAAGCCCTTAATCACGAAATCAAACTCATCAGTGGTAACTTTTCAATCGCTGCCTCTGGTGGTGCTGCAACCAAAGTTCAAGGACTTGGATGGAGCGTCGCTAAATCAAACACAGGTGAATACACCATTACTTTAGAGGACTCTTATGTTGCTTTGCAAGCTTGCACTGCAACGGTTCAAGCCGCAGTAGCTGTGGATTTGGTTGCACAAATCGCATCTCATGATGTGGTGACAGCTAAAACCATCGTTTTGAACTTGAACGCAGGCGCAACGCCTACAGAGCCTTCCGCTGTAACGGTTGTACATTTTCAAGCAGAACTTCGTAACTCGACGGTGGAATAATGGACATCGCAAGCAAGATTGTATCTATGATGCCTGAGGGTAAAGAAGAAGCCGAAGAAAGTCCTTTGCACGTCACCGCTAAAGCGATGCTTTCGAGCATTCGCACAGGGAATGCGGAAGGGTTATCGAAAGCTTTGGAAGATCACTATCAAATGTGTCAGGACAAGATCTTAAACGCTTCGGCGCAAGAGACCGCAGGGGATGAAGCCAATAAAGTAAGCACGGAGTAACCATGGCTATAACATTGTCGTCTTTGAGAACATCGGTACGGCAACGAGCAGACATGGAGAACTCTCAGTTTGTTACCGACACTGAGTTAGATAGCTACATCAACAATAGCTATAAAGAGCTGTATGATATTGTAGTGTCAAGATTTGAGGACTACTACTCAACTCAGCTTCTATTCACGGTATCAACAGGCAACACTCAAGCGCTTCCGACTGATTTCTACAAGCTCAGGGGTATTGATGAACTCTTAGGTGGTGTGGATAATTATCTGCCGTTAACCAAATGGATCTTTGGTGAGCGTGGCACTGTAAACCGTATTACAGGATTGGGCCTCACTGGATATTTACGTCCACAGTACCGAGTCATGGGGGGGAATATTGAATTCTTGCCTGAGACAATAGCAACAGGAGACTACCGACTTTGGTACATTCCTTTGTGTCAAGATATGGTTGTAGGGGTCGCGGGCACGGCCACAATTCAAGATCTTTTATACACAGCGGCCTCGGTTTATACTGATGGGAACCTCATCTCAATTACGTACACAGGTGGAGCTACCGCAGGAGCCGAAGTCGTCACGGTTGTGGGAAACGCGATTTCAGTACAAATTCAATCAGGGGTATCCACAGCCACTCAAGTTTTAACGGCCATTGAAGCTTCCGTTGATGCCACAGCTCTTGTTACTGTCTCTATCTCAGGTACGGCCGCCACAGCGCAAGTCACCCAAGCAGCTACGTTCTTAACAGGCTCTGTCATTCAAGTAGACGGGGATGATTTTAACGGATGGTCTGAATACGTGATCATTGACGCTGCCATTAAATGCTTAATCAAAGAAGAGTCGGATGTTCAAGTACTCTTGATGCAAAAGAAACAAGTCTTGGATCGTATTGAAGCGATGGCCGCTAACAGAGACGCGGGAGAACCCGAAAGAGTCACAGACGTTTACGCAGGTTATCGTGATTGGCCATGGGGTTTTGATGGATATTAAACCTTTAAACTTTCGTAGGGTTGACCAGAAGTCACAAGAGACGTCCTTATTTCAAGACAATGTTGAACAAGTGATTCAACAAGCCAATGTGAATCAAAAGGTAATCTCAGACGCGATTGATTCGGACGTTGCCGCTCTTGAAGCCTTTGAGGCGACCTTTACCGAAGGCACTTTCTGGACGCCTACTGGAAGCTGGAGCGCGAATACAACCTACACAGGTTTTTATCAAAGAGTTCGAAATATAGGCAACTTTGCTGTTTACATAACGCTAGCCGGTGCACCCACAGCGGCTGTGCTAACCATTAATCTACCCGCAGGCCTAACCATAGATACATCTTACTTGCTAGCCACAAACCCAGGAATGATTTTTAAAAGCGCGGTGACGTTGAAAGACACCTCCGCTTCCTTTTGGCACTCTGGGGGAGTGTCGTACGCCACAACAACTACGGTTGAAATTGACGTCTACAGTACGCCTACCCTTTATTTACGTTTAACAGGCGTGACCAATTTAATACCTGTAACCTTTGCCAATACGGACTGGATCAAAATAGAATTTGAAGCCCCGATTTTAGAATGGAGATAATATGTCAACAACATCTAACATGAGTTTGATTCTACCTTCCGTGTCCTCAACCATTGGGCCACTCTGGGCTACGGAACTTAATACCGCCCTAACCTTGGTAGACTCGCACGACCACTCCTCTGGAAAAGGTGTGAAAGTCACCCCATCTGGTCTAAACATTAACGCAGATCTTTCCATGGTTTCCCATAATTTAACTTTGGTGCGAACGGTTGCGCTTGATTCACAAGCAGCCGCTTTAAGTTCAGCCGACATTCGTTCTGTTTATTCTGTACTAGGTGACTTGTATTGGAACAACGGAAGCGGAACAGCGGTACAGATCACTTCAGGCACCTCTGTTCAATCTTCAACCTCTACCATCGCAAGAGCCTTTGAACGTGTGGCGGTGAATGCCAATAAAACCATTTTAGCAGGGGATACTTATTCCTTTTTAGACACCGATACAGGATCATCCATCATCTACACCCTACCTGCGGCGAATGCTGTAGCGGCAGGACGATTCTATGAATTCAAAGACTCTACAGGAACGGCTGGAACCAACAATATTACAATTAACCGAGCAGGGGCCGATACCATTGATGGCGCAACTTCCGCTGTTATTAATCTTAACTACGGATCTACGCGCCTTACCTCCGACGGGGTCTCTAAATGGATGCTCGGTACTCTTCCTGAGGCGCAGCTCCTTAAAAACCTAACCTCTGTTAAAAATATAACCAATTGGGGCGCTACAGCGTGGACTCCAACGGGAACGTGGAACACGAACACTACTTATACAGGAATTTACAGACGTGTAGGGGATACGGGTCAATTTCGTGTGAAAGTTGCTCTTTCTGGTGTTCCAAACAACACAACGCTTTCGATCAACCTGCCCGCAGGTCACACCATTGATACAACCAAAATATTGGGAACAGACAACGGCAATCCACTTGGTCAATGTACGATTTTTGATGCCAGCGGAACGGATTATCTAACGGGTCCGGTAGTGTACGAAACGACAACAACCGTTGAGATTGACGGAAATGAAATTGATGGAGCATTCCTAGTATTTAACCAAGTCAATCGCATCGTTCCGTTTACGTACGCTAGTGGTGACGCGCTTTATATTTATTTTGAAGCTCCAATTGTGGAATACGCATAATGAGTTTGCAAAAAACAACCATACCAATTCTCCTTACAGACGGTCTTGATCAGAAGACCGATGAGAAACTTGTATTGCCTTCTAAACTCTTAGAGTTAGAAAACGGAGTCTTTACCAAAGCAGGCCGAATCAATAAACGTAATGGGTATGACGTCCTAGACACTCGAATTGAAGACGGTGGGACAATCTCTAATGGTGAGGCGTTAGGGGTATTTAACGATGAACTGAATTTATATTCAGGTACAAATCTTTATTCTTACTCAGAGGCCACGACAAGCTGGAAAAATAAGGGGTATTTAACGGCTACAATCATCGAATCAACGCCTGTTGTAAGAAACTCTTACTCTCAAACCAATCCTACAACAGATTATCTAAGCGGCCTTACATGCACGGCATGGGAAGACTCAAGAGGCGGGGCAAGATATACCATTACGAATGTGGATGGAACCATCCTTGTTAATGACGGGCTCATTGATGCACTTGCCACAAACGTTTTTGTTGTCACCTTCCAAAACAACTTCTTTATCTTTTACACTCTCACCGCGGACACGTCCTTAAACTACAAATTAGTTTCCTTTGGCACCCCACTTACCTTAGGCGCTAAGGTGACTGTAACGACCAACATGAATGCGGTTCCTAACTTTGACTGTATTGCCATTGGTTCTAAAATCTTTGTGGCTTATTTCAATGTAGGAAATCAGATTCTCATTCGCACCATCGACAATCTTTTTGTGATCTCAAGCGCTACAACTTTAGCCAACTCAGCTTTAAATTGCCTTGGACTATGGACGGACGACTCACAAAATCTATGGTTAGGATTCTCCAACAACGTCAACGTATCGGTTGCGGCGTACAATTATAATATGGTTGCCATTTTAGCCACAACCACCATTGAAGCCATTGCTAATGCCAATAAGATCACCGGATTTACAACCGGAACAACGGCGAAAGTGTTTTATCAAATCACAGCGGCAGCGACCTACAATCATTATGTCAAAACCAATACGATCACACTGGCAGCAGCTATAGGAACAGCGGCAGATTTTCTTCGATCCGTGGGCCTGGCCTCCAAAGCCTTTAAGTACTCAAGCCTTGGGTATGTAAACTTGGTTCACGAATCAACTTTACAGGCGACCTACTTTACCGTTTCAGAATCTAACAATGTGGTCGCTAAGATTAATCCACAAATAGGTGGGACGTTAATCAGTGGAAATAACCTCACCACAGTGCCTACGCTTGATTCTACAACCTTTTTATTCCCCAATCAGATCAAGACTCAACTTGTTTCCGATACAGGTACCATTTACTCATTAACGGGGATTACAGGCTCAACGATTAATTTCTCAAGTGAGAATAAGTTTCAGAATGTTCAATTGGGTCAGCTTTTAATTGGTGGAGGGGTAGTGGCCTCTTATGACGGAGCCCTGATTACAGAGCATGGTTTTCATTTTTACCCAGAAGATATTTCAAGTGTAACCACCACAACGACAGGATTTATTTCCCCTGGGACGTATCAGTATGTTGTGTGTTATGAATGGACCGACAATATGGGAGCGATTCATCGATCCGCCCCTTCGATTCCTGTCACTCAAGTGGTCCCCGCGGGAACAACCACCAACAAAAACACCTTAACCATTCCCACACTAAGAATTACACAAAAACAAAACGTTCGCCTTGTGGTGTATCGAACAGAAGCCGACGGAACGCAGTTTTATCAAGTTTCCTCGGTGGCCTCCCCAACGTTTAACTCTACCACCGCGGATTCAGTATCTTTTGCCGATACACTCGCGGACGCCTCTATCCTAGGCAACACGATTTTGTACACAACAGGGGGAGTCTTAGAAAACATCGCGCCTCCTGCGGCCTCTTTCATTGTCACCTACAAAAACCGTATTTTTCTCGCAGGATTGGAAGATAATTTGGACTTTTGGTATTCCAAGGTTAGACAAAAGAATGCTGCGGTTGAATTTTCTGACTTTTTGGTAGGAAGAGTCAACGCCGATGGTGGACCAATTACAGGCCTGGGCGTGATGGACAACTATGTCATTTTCTTTAAGGGATCATCGATTTACGCCATGAGTGGGGAAGGTCCAACCGCTCTAGGAACTCAGAACGACTTTCAAGAACCGATTTTAGTAACCTCGGATACAGGCTGCTCAAACCCAAACTCGATTTGCTCTACACCAGACGGGCTTACCTTTAAATCCCCGAAAGGAATTTATCTTTTGAGCCGATCTTTACAGGTCTCTTACATCGGTGCACCGGTTGAGGACAACAATGACAAGCTTTTAACGGCGTGTTCTCTTTTATCCAAAAAGAATCAGATTCGATTTGTTACCAATGACGATACCGCCCTTGTCTACGACTACTATTTTGATCAATGGGGTACGTTTACTAACCACACCGCAGAAGACACCGCGATATGGCAAGATAAGTTCGTATTCTTACGTCCAAATGGTGAGGTTTGGGTTGAGGCTACGCACTTCAAAGACAATAACTTATTTATTCCAATGAAAATTACAACCGCTTGGATTGCTACCGCCGGAGTAAAAGGCTTTCAACGAATCTACCGAATGGCTTTTCTAGGCGAATACAAATCCGCCCACAAGATGGACGTGTCCATTGGATATGACTACAATCCTTACTTTCAACAGGTGGGTCAGGTGAATGTGGACGAAAGATATGTCATCACAGCCTATGGAGAGGACTCTCCGTATGGGGCTGGAACTCCGTACGGTGGTGAATTCC